ACCTATACTTCTTGCCCATACAGGTTCAGTTGCACCACTTGTACCAGAAGTTGTAACCTGAAAAAATAGACCATCTACAGGAACTAGAGAGGCTCTTCTTATCGAACCAAGCGTATATGCGGTGTTTTGTGACCAAGCTGCTACTGCCATTTATGGTTCAAAATACTGAACGAATGTTGCCTTTATAGTGGCTCTATTCTTATAAGGTATTGACTTAGTCCAAGCGAAGCAACGCCACTTATAAGAAGTAGAAGAGTCTAATGGTGTCCAATCAAAAGTCGCTCCATCATCAGCTCTAGCATTTAAGAAGGTTTCTATCGTGTCTGCATCTGTCTCAGAAATTTCCCACCTTAATATCCAGTTCTTTGGATTTTGGTTAAGGCCAAAACGTATGACTTGGGCGTAACCGTCACCAAACTGAACCTGTCTCATGTTTGGTTGGCTAGTTTTTGCTGCTCCGTATGTTGGAGTGATTGAAGGAAAGGTAGCCATAATTAAGCGTAAAGAGTTCCGCCAGGTCTTTGTTGCCTAATTATCTCCGATTGGACAGCAGCACCAATTAGTTCTCCTAACTGTCTGCTTCTGTCTGCGTCACCCTCTACAGACGAACCAGAGGCATCCACATTAACAACCATTGAACCTCCTAAGTCGTGGTTTGGAACAATTGTACCTGCACTATCTGGGACAAATAATTCTGGTCCTCTTTCTCCTACAACAGAAGGTCTACCTGTAGGTGGCCTACCCCCGTCAGCAAACCCAAAGATCTTCTGCCACTTAGGATTATTGGGCATAATGCTCGCAAAAAGGGAGTTTACACCGTACTGAAGGATCATGCGTCCTATGTTCCTAAGTACATTTCCAGCGACTTCGCCCAGGCTTTTTGTACCCTCTATAGCTGCTGTTATACCGTCAACCAGCCCAGATTTTATCGTGTCTCCTATACTCTTATACAGTTTCAATGTCCTGTCTAAGCTGTCATTAAGTTTATTTTGAGCATCTAGCCTATTTTTATCAGAGTATTTAGGGTCCTTGTCTAGCTCATCTACTCTCCTCTCTATAGCCCACTTAGCTTCTCGTACCTTACGCCCTCTAATTCTCTGCCCTGAAGCTCCAGTTCCAACAGGCATACTTTGTACTTCTGCAAGCTTGGCAACCAGAGCGTCTAACGCAGCATCATCGTAACCACCAGCAGCAAATGAACCTGCCTTAGCCCTTTCAACCTTAGACTTAGTGCCCTCTGCAAAAAGACCTGACCAATTTAGAAGTTTGGCAAACCCACTGCTCATCTGTGTCATAAACCTTGCCCAGTCATTAGCTAACCTCTGCGTGTCCGATCCAAACTGCTTGAGTGCCTTTACTCCACTCTTACCTACTAGCTTCTCCATGTCTTTCATAGCTGCATTGTACGCAGCTTGCTTACCATATAACTTCTCTATGGTCTGAAGCTGTACGCCTCTTAGCGTATTACTATTACCTGTTGCCACAGCCACAGCAGCAGCATCTTCAGCAAAAGGTCCCATTGCTTGACCAAGATCTATAACTGCCTTAGTTGCTTGTGATATAGCGGTAACGGCTGCGGTAGCTGCGATACCACCAGCAAAACCACCACCCTTACTAAGTCTTTCTCCTACCGCACCGCCTATACCACCAGCTAGTGCTGTGCCTGGCCCCTGACCAAATAACAGTGGGAAACCTCCACTAATTAACGCACTCTTACCTACACCTGCCCACATCTGCCTGTTTAAAGGTGAGCCCTTCATATTTCTTCCACCAGCTATGGGGGAACTGGCCCAGCCTGTTTTGGATAAAGGTTGAGGTCCATAGCTAGATAGCTGCGCTTTAGTCAGCCCTGGCATGGACGTACTATCTCTTAACGCTTTATTCTGCTTTCTTAAGGTGGCTTCACTAGCTTTCTCTATACTCAGTTTGGTACGTGCAGCGGCTATTAGCCTCTGCATTTCTGTATTTGCTGTCTTAAGCATCCCTACATTTGTACTCTTACCCAGCATTGCCCCTACGGCACGACCCTTAGAGTCAATACTCTCTATCTTTCCTCCTAAACCACGCTGAGCTCTTATGGGCTGGTTCTGCGCTTCAGTTATCTTGCCCATCTGCCTTCTCATGGCAGATACGTCCACCCCTTTCGCCTCTAATATATCTATCTGAGATTGAAATCCTGCTCTCCTTTTCTTTTGGTCAGCTCTCAAACCCGTAGGAAGAGGTACTCCAAATACATCCGACCTAATAGTTGAATTAATCTTCTGTGTCTTCTGCTTTATTAGTAATAACTTTTGCGCCTCTTTAACTTCATCACTAGCAAACTTTAGGTTGGTCCTGGCAGTCTCAAACTTCCTCTTATCTGTAGCAGCTTTAGCCTTCTCCACCCTTTCTTTAGCTTTATCTAGTTTAAGTCCCTTCTCCTCAAGCTTGCGTATCTGATCGAAGAGGCCACGGTTTCTAGCCATCTGCGCGCCTCTTCTATCTTCGGTCCTCCTTCTTTTCTCAGCCAGTTGTTGTGCCTTACTTTCTACTTTTATAGGAGTCGCTAACGTCTTTCTAAAAGTGTCTACCTGCTTCTTCAGAGTCGCTAGTTTCTTCTCAACACCAGCGGTATCTAATTTTAAATTTACACTGTAGGTCGAGCCAGCCACTTAAACAAAGCACTCAATAATAAGACTTTAGCGTACCTTCTTAAATTGAGCTTGTCTCTTGGCATCTTCGTACGCTTTCTTCTCTTGTTCTGCCTTATATGTAAAGTACGCGCTCCATCCATACAGCTCTTTCACTGACATTTTATCCCTTATGTCGCCTAACGTCATTCCTAGCTGCTCGGCAACATAGAACTGAAGAAAAAGGTGGTTGTCGTCAGCTATCTTCGCTTTTTACGGCATCTGGGGAATCCCCCTCCTCAAGGTCTTGCATCTTAGCCATTATGTCTAACAGCACAGATATGGGAATCTCTCGCTTTAGAGCAACAGTGTCCCCATCGCTAAACAGACGATTGCCCTCTTTATCTTGCGCTTTGACAACAATAACTTGGAGTGCAAAGTCCAAACTACCATCATCTTCACTCTTATTCATCGCCTTTAGTGTGTTACTTATGGTGTCCCTATCGGCAATTGTTATAGGGGTCCAGAATATCTCTAGTATGAGCTCCTCCCCCTTATATATACTGTAGCTACTACGTTTTTCAACGCTGAAAGCCTTCTTTAGCTTGTCTATGGCACGTGAAGCTGGCATAAATAAAGTGCTTGTTTCTGTAGTATAGCTTATCTACACATTAGAGCTAGCAAAAGGATTATCAAACCTACGCGATACCTTAGATAGTCCCCTAGATATATCAGCCTCTAAGAGCTTGGACTGGGAAATATAAACCTTAAACCAATCAGGGTTAGGTGCTCCACTAGGATCTCTAGCGGTTATTTTGAAGTACTTGGAGTGCTCCTCGTAAGTCCTGCTTTCTGTTCCGTACTTTTTATCTCTCTTCCTGCTAGCTTTGTTACCCTTCGCACTCCGAGCAGAAGTCATAACGGGAACTGTTTGACCTAAATTTGTTGCGAATCCTGCGTAATTAGCCTCGTTACCTATATACAGCATTTCACTCAGAGGAGTTCTTATCTTTACTCGCGGTCTTACGGGTTTACGGGGAAATCTGGGGTCTGGTATAGGACCATTAACGTTATCTCCTCTAAAAAAGTCACCACCCTGAGACTTCCTGCCTTTACGTCTACCGAATCTTGTCTTAATTACCTTTTCCGCCTTTATGGGTGTCTTACCTATCTTCCAACTCTTAGCAAAACTACCAGTCCACCACGGACCAAGATATTGAAGCCTATAGAATATTTCAGATGCCACCTTACTCTTCCCCTCTATTAGGTCTTTCTCTATATCCGATACCAACTGGGATATATCGGGATTGGGACCAAGTTTCTTAGGCATTTGCGGTAAAAGTGCAGCTAATAACAGCTAGATAGTGGCTGTCACCCTGATTATTTATAGAGTTCGGACCATCTATGCCAGATACGCGAGGAGAAACAGAGTACGTATCAACATAAGTCGGTAAGTTTATGTTGGTGAGAGCTGTTATCAACGTCTGTGCTATCTCAGTTGAATCGTATGTTCCTTTATCACTAGGGGTCATTATTCCGCATAAAACTGTACCACTGTAAAAAGTCTGTGCTGCGCCTAAAGGTTGTTGGGTAGCTTGCGTGAAATCTATACTCACCATCACGTAACTTTTGTCTTTACCTGGAGTAGTAAACGGTGTGTTATCGAATACGACAGAAATCTTAGGGTTTGAAGCCTTAAGCTCTGACTGTATTGCATCCTCTAGGGCTGCTCTTGCTTTTACTAAAGTCATTAGAAAACAACATCAACGCGGAACATGTACTCTTGACCACCCTTCATTGTGAGTACATCAGTAATTCTAGCTACACGTGTGGACCCTGAGAAAGTCAACGTGATTTCATCTTGAAGAAGAGGTTGGCTGTCACCTATGAGGTCGGGTGTTATGTAAAGACGAGCCACATTTTCCTGAAAGCCAGCTTGACCACCTGAGCTAATAAACTCTATTGGGACCTTTATGTTGTACGTGGTGGAAACCGTGTGCAGTCTACCCTTCGCAGTGTCGTACGAAGTAGTTGTCTTCCTTGTGTAAACAATTGAGGTGTCTAGGGAGTTGCCTAAGCTAGAAACAACTTGCTTGGCAATGTTCTTAAGAGCTGTGTCTAATGATCCTGCCATGATTAACCTCTCACAACTCTGACTTGGTAACTACCAGAGCCACCTAAACAATAAGCACCTAAATAACTTTGTAACCAAGGGTAAACATCAAAGATGTTATTTACTGTCCCTGTACCCTGACTATCTTTCGCATACTTAACTTCAATTTCTCCTAATTTAACTTCTTCAATATTTCCATCAGTTCCTTTGTTTCCTGTAACAGCGTCAGTCTCATTCGCCAGTGCTCTAGCCAATTCGTACTG